ATTGGACACATCGGGACTTTTGAATTCAAGCATGACCACACCTGGGTGATGAAAGAAATAGAGGCAGTCTGATGGCACTGACAACCTACACAGAATTGAAGGCATCGATTGCAGACTGGCTGAATCGTACAGATTTGACCACCACCATCCCTGACTTCATCAGCTTGGCCGAGGCGCAGATTGAGCGCACCCTGCGCACCCGGCAGATGATCGTGCGTGCCAATGCGTCATTTGATTCTGAGTATGGCGCGGTGCCTGATGACTTTTTAGAAACCAAGTCGCTGAAGCTGACCAGCACCAACCCTTTGACACCCTTGGCATTTTTGTCAATTGATGACATGGACGCTGCACGGTCGCATTACACAGCCAGTGGTCGGCCACGGTTCTTCAGCGTGGTCGGTGGTCAATTCCGCATCAGCCCCACACCCGATGCAGCCTATACAACCGAGTTGATCTATTTTGCAAAGTTGGCAAAGTTGTCAAGCACTGTGGCCAGCAACTGGTTGTTGACCTCCAGCCCCGACATTTACTTGTATGGATCGCTGCTCCAAGCTGCGCCTTATTTGCAAGACGATGCGAGAATTCAGACATGGGCAACGCTGTATGAGCGTGCATTGAATGACCTGCGCACAGCAGATGATCGCGGGGCATCATCTGGTGGTGCGCTGTTGACCCGAGCAAAGACTTTTGGATGAATATGATCACCACAACCAAGGGCGACATGGACGAGTCACTGCTGGAAAAGCGTGAGGGGTCTGTTGACAATGACACCGAGACAACGACCTGGGTGGAGTACTGGCTGGACGGTGAGTTGGTCCATAGGTCGGTGAACATGGTTTTAAAACGTGGCGTTTTTGCTGATGGCGAAACCCAACAAATTTAAGGATTGATATGGCAAACACTCAGGCAATGTGTACCAGCTTCAAAGGTGAACTGCTGGTCGGCCATCACAACTTTGGCACTGGTGTTATTCGTGCTGCCACCACAGCCGACACCTTCAAGGCTGCGCTGTACTTGGCATCGGCCACTGTCAACGCAGCCACCACAGCGTACAGCGCCACCAACGAGGTGTCAGGCACTGGCTACACAGCAGGCGGCGTGACGGTGACCTTTGGTACTGCGCCAAGCACCAGCGGCACGACAGCATTTGTGACCCCTAGCGCCAGCATCACTTACAGTGCTGTCACGCTGTCCACAGCGTTTGATGCGGTCCTGATCTACAACAGCACGCAAAGCAACAAGGCGGTCAGCGTCCACACCTTTGGATCACAGACAGTCACTGCTGGCACGTTCACCCTAACCATGCCTGTCAATGATGCAAGCACTGGCCTGATCCGCATCGCATAAACAAGGAGCAGCGGTCATGGCTGCTTATGGAACGGGTTATTACGGCCTTGGCGTTTACGGAATAGGCAATGTTGTCATCAGCGGCAACACGGCCACTGGCGCTGTCGGCACGCTGCTGCCTGACAGGTCGGTCCAAGAAGATGGGACGATTGCCACGGGCAATGTCGGCACAGTCGGGCTGACTGTAACGATTACCATCACGGGTAATGCGGCCACGGGCGCGGCTGGTACATTGGCCCCAGAATCAAGCAATGCAGTCACAGGCAACAGTGCCACAGGCTCTGTTGGCAGTGTCACTCAGTCTGCTGCAATTGATCTGGCAGGCAACACGGCCACAGGCTCTGTTGGCTCTGTCGGTGTCACCAGCACAGCGGCGGTCACGGGCAACAGCGCCACGGGTGCTGTTGGCACAATGAGCGCCGAGGTTATTTCGTTCCAAGCGATTACGGGCAACGAGGCAACGGCGGCTGTTGGCAGTGTCAGCAATGTCATCACAGTTGAAATCAGCGGCAATGCGGCGACTGGCTCAGTCGGCACAGTGTTTGGATTTGGTTGGGGTGCAATCCCTGACACAGTAGAAACCTATACTGCAATCAGTGACACGGCAGAGACTTGGACCGTTCTTGGTGACACGGCAGAAACTTACACCCCCATCAGCGACACGGCAGAAACTTGGGCCGCAATTGTTGATAATTCAGAGACTTGGACACCAGTCTAAAAGGAGCATTAAATGGCAGATACCACGACGACCAACCTGTTACTGACCAAGCCAGAGGTAGGAGCCAGTACGGACACTTGGGGAACTAAAGTAAACACTGACCTCGATTTGGTTGACTCAGTATTTACGGCTGCTGGAACTGGAACATCGGTGGGCCTTAATGTTGGTGCAGGCAAGACGCTGGCAGTGGCGGGGACGTTGACAGCTACTGGCACCACGACTTTGACCTCGCCAAGAATTGGCACTCAAATCAATGACACCAACGGCAATGAATTGCTGAAACTCACGGCCACGGCATCGGCGGTGAACGAGTTGACCCTGGCCAACGCTGCAACGGGTGGCGCACCTGTCTTGTCGGCCACTGGTGGCGACACTAACATAGGCATTGCACTGACACCCAAAGGCACTGGCGGCGTAGTGTTCCCTGCTGGTGCTGTTGGTACGCCTGCCATCACCACGTCTGGAGATCTGAACACAGGCATCTTCTTCCCTGCTGCTGACACCATCGCCTTTGTTGAAGGTGGTGCGGAGGCCATGAGAATTGATAGTTCTGCCAAAGTAGGGATTGGCTTAACTCCCTCTGCTGGGACTGACGCAAAACTTCAAGTGACAGGCGGCACAGGCAACGCGACGACTCTTGCCACAGCATACTCAACCGCCACTGTTGCGCTGGTTCCTAAATCCACATCAGGATTTTCTTTGGCAATTGCTTCAGGTACAAGTGATAACCCTCAATTACAGGTCAGTGCAAACGGTACTGCGGCTGGTGATTTGTTGATTCAGCCCTACGGCGGCAACGTAGGGATTGGGACGAGTTCGCCAGCGACAAAACTTCATCTCGCTACCGCTGCGAACAGTGGCGTACTTGTTTCCTCAACTGATGGAACAACTTTTAAAGGCATTGCTTTTAACACCAATGATAACCAGTTTACCGTTGGCACTCAGACTAATCATCCGCTGGTATTTTTCTCCAACAACACCGAACGCGCCCGTCTTTTAACGGATGGTAATTTTTTGGTGGCTGGAACATCATTTAATGCAAACGGCTCTGTTTGTATTGGCCCTATTGGTACGGCTGCAAACGGATGTACTGCCGTATCTGCAAGTGCTTCAGCTACCAACATTTGGCGGTTTTACAACCCAAACGGAAACGTAGGGACAATCAGCATTTCAGGCTCTGCGACTACATACGCTGTGGCCTCTGACTACCGACTGAAAAACATCACAGGCCCAATCACTAACAGCGGCGCATACATTGACAGCCTCAACCCTGTTGAAGGTACTTGGAAGGCTGATGGCACTGCGTTTGTTGGCTTGATTGCCCATGAAGCACAAGAAGCCTCACGCACCCCTGTTGCCACAGGGACAAAAGACGGCGAGGAAATTCAAGGCATGGATTACTCCAGCGCCGAAATTATCGCCAACATGCTGGCCGAACTCAAATCCCTCCGCGCCCGTGTCGCAGCCCTCGAATCCAACTAAGGAACCACCATGACAACCTACCTCTGGACTATCGCACAAATGGATCGCCTGACTGCTGACGGCTTTGTCGTCACAGTGCATTACAACGTGTCTGCTTCCGATAACACATACAGCGCCTCCACCTACGGCACTGTTGGCTACACACAGCAGCCCGGTGAGACATACATCCCCTACGAACAATTGACCCAAGACATCGTTGTCGGCTGGGTGCAGAACGCGCTTGGTAAAGACACTGTTGAAGCCAGCTTGCAAGGCCAGATCGACGCGCAGATCAACCCCGTGCAGGAGTCGGGTGTACCTTGGGCACAGCCATGAAACGCATTGCCTTAACCCTTTGCGCCTTGTCCCTGACAGGCTGCGCCACTGGACAGTACCAAGCCTACGCTGATGCTCACAAGGCCCAAGCAGCAGCCCAAACAGCCCGGTATCAGGCTCTGGCCGACATTGCAAAGATGGGTGACACCACAGCCAAGGTCGCAGCGGTCATGTCCCTGCAAATGGGCAGTCAGCAGAACACGCAGATCAATGCTCCAAAGTCATGGGCAGACTATGCTTTGCAGTGGACTGGCCTGTTGCTGCCGACATTCGGGCAGGTGTACAGCGTCAACAAGCAGACTTCTCTGGGCATGCGCCAGTCTGACAACGCAACGGCGCTGGGTATCAGCACCAACGCTGCGTTCGTAGGTATTGCCTCCAAGATTCAAGCGCCAGCGGCCAACGTCACTTTGAGTGGCACAGGCGTGATCGGTGCAGGTACTTATTCGATTGGAGCAAACAGTGGTCAAAACTCTGGCAACAGTGGTCGCTTGGCTGGTGGCGCTATTACTGACAATACGGCTGTACCAACTGTGGTGACAAGTACGAATACCACAACGACTAACACCACTACATCTGTAGCACCTTAAAACATTGAAATGTATAGGAATTGAAATGACCAGAAAACTCAAGATAGCAATATCTGCAATTAGCAAAAACGAAGAAGCTTTTGTCCAGCGGTTTTGCGACTCAGCAAAAGACGCAGACTTAATTTGCATTGCAGATACTGGCTCAACTGACAACACGGTTCAACTTGCATTGGAGTGTGGCGCAAAAGTGTATGACATTTGCATCAGCCCTTGGCGGTTTGATTTGGCTCGAAATGCTGCCATTGCACTGCTCCCAAAAGACATTGATATTGTCATTAGTCTTGATCTGGATGAGGTCTTGGAGCCAGGGTGGCGTGAGGAAATTGAGCGAGTATGGGTTGAAGGCACAACTAGACTGCGCTACAAATTCGATTGGGGCTGTGGAATCAGTTTCTTTTACGAGAAGATTTTTGCTCGTCATGGCTATAGGTTTTGGCATCCAGTTCATGAATATCCTAAGCCTGATGGCAGGATTACAGAAGTCTATGCCCATACCGACATGCTGTTGGTAAGCCATCACCCTGATCCAACCAAGTCTCGTGGTCAGTACATGCCACTGCTAGAGTTGGCAATCAAGGAAGATCCATTCTGTCCTCGTAATGCTTTCTACCATGCTCGTGAACTAACCTTCTACGACCGATGGGAAGAGGCCATACAGGCACTGAATCGTTATCTGGCTATGCCTGAGGCTACTTGGGCTAATGAACGCTGCTATGCCATGCGATTGCTTGGCAAGTCACATGATGAACTGGGTCACTGGCACGATGCCCTAAAGTGGTACAGATTGGCTTGTGCTGAAGCACCTGGAACCCGTGAGCCTTGGGTTGATCTGGCTATGTTTGCTTACAGGTCAAGCATGTGGATTGATGGTTATTCAGCGGCTAAGAATGCCTTGCTGATAACTGACAAGGCCCTTGTGTATACGATGGACCCAAGTGTCTGGACTGAGAAACCTTTGGACTTGGCTTCTATCTGTGCTTGGCATCTTGGGCACAAGGACGAAGCAATTGAATTCTGCAAAAAAGCTTTAGAATTCAACCCAACTGATTCCCGTCTTATCAGAAACTTAGAACAAATGACGGAACCAACAATGGTGGATTAACATGAGCGATTACACCCGTCTGAGAACCCCATTTACTAACATGTCCTTCACCCCGGATGTGCCTAGTAATGCTTTGGGTCCAAATGAATATAACAACGGACGGAATGTAGAAGCTGATGTTCGTGGGATCAAAAAGATCTTTGGTGAAGAAGAGATTCTGACTGCCATTCCTGCTGATCCCATCTTTATGGAAGGTGGTTATCGCACAGAAACCCAGTGGGTATACATTGTTGCTACCAGAAACGCCTCTAACCAAGGCAAGTGGTACATGCTGACCTCTGCTGGTATTAGCAACATTACCCCTGGTGTTGGTGCTAATCCCTCTGTGTTTCTACCTGGATACACGGCTAATTTAAATATCACAACCTCATGGGTTGGTGGTGTTTTCTTTGCCAACGATACATTGACCAACCCAATGTATTTCTTGCCTACTTCCAATGAAATGACGGTTACGTCTAATGCAACGTGGAACTACGATGTTGGGGTAACAAGCACCGTTGCTGGGTTTGTGAGAAGTTACTGCTCTCCAAACGTAGGCAACATTTTGATTGCAGGTAACCTGACCAAGGTTTCTGGTGGTATCCAAAGCAACTTCCCAACTACTGTTCGTTGGTCACAGTCTTTTGCCAATACAGGCATTCCCAATACATGGGAACCTACCTTATCCAACATTGCCAACGAGCAAGAGGTTCCAGTTCGTGGACCATTGGTTGATGGCTTCTTTTTGGGTGGCAACTTCTACGTTTGCTCCTATTGGGATACTGTTGTCTTCTCACCCATTAACTACCAAAACTCCACTGCTCCAGTGTTTGGTTTGCGTTTGTTAAACCAAGGCAGGGGACTGCTGAACAACAATTGCTGGTCTGGTACTGACGCTAATGTTTATGGCGTAGATTCCAGAGATATATGGGTATTTGATGGAAACTCTTTCCAATCACTTGGCAACCAAAAAGTAAAAAACTACTTCTACAGCAATATAAGCACATCATATTCTGACCGTATATTTATGGTCAACAATACTCAGAAGAACCAGATTGAGATTTATTACCCTGATCTGACTTCTACTGGTTATTGCAACAAGATGCTCTCTTGGAGATATGACATCCAAGTGTGGAATGCTCCTAAGGACATTGAAAATGCTTGCATGGGTACAGAGGGTCCTCAGTTCATTTCTGGTAGTTTCAAATTGGCTTCTCGTGTTGTTACATATGCCCGAGGTGGTGTAACTAGTCAAAGGTTGATTCAGACAAACATTGGTAATTCGTTTATCAACGCTGCTGCAATTCCTGTGTTGTTTGAGCGAAATAACGTGGTTTTGCAATCAGACAAGGGACCTATTCCATACAGTTCCAAAGTGTATATACACAGACTTCTTCCTGAGATCTCGGGTACTGGTGCTATCAACATCTCTGTTGGTGGTGCTAACTCCACTGCTCAAGCTCCTGTGTATGGTCAAACAGGGACAACATTGATCGATACAAACAGCCCTTGGGTGACAACTCAACAAAACGCTGTTCGCACTGTATCGGTTAAGGTTGAAACCAATGATGCAACCAACACTTGGAACATGACCGCCATGAACTGGCAAGCAACTCTTGTTGAGGATGCTTTCTAATGCCGTTTGCACTGGACTCCAATCCATCCAACATTGAGTTGTCGGATGCCATCAATTACCTGTTGGGTAACTTTGGCGCAAACCTGAGTGCTGACCCCAATACAGGTCTGATTACGGGCCCTACAGGTCAAACAATTGCCTACCTGTACAAGTATTTGTCTATCAAATACGCAGACAGTGCTGATGGCTCACTCAACTTTAGCAACTCACCAACTAACCGTTTGTACTACGGTGCGAGAAACAACAACAGCTCTGTTGAGTCAACAAACCCTGCTGACTACATCTGGCTTCAAGTTGCTGGTGGTTTTAGCACTACCAAGTTCTTTTTTTACAAGGTAAGTGGTGGTCGTCAGCTTGAGATTTTTGTTGGCACTGTTGCTCCTGGTTATGGTTGGGAGCAAGATGATGGCACTGCTATTGATCTTGATGCCATCAGCGTAACCATTACTGCAACACCAACTATCTATCAGTGGACAGGATCGTCTACTCCTCCTGCCAGACCATCGACAACAACAATCTACACTTGGGCTACAGGGACTTACACAGCACCTGCTGGCTGGGCAGTTGAAGCTCCTTCAAATACCACCCCCGGTGATTATCTTTGGGCAATTGCAATTACCATTGTTCAAACTGGCGGCATCAATACAACTGTATTGGATTGGACAAATGTTGCTTACGCTATTCGTGCTGTTGGTCTAAATGGTGAAACTGGAGCAACTGGTAATAGTGCTTTAACAGCTTATAGAGTTCAGGATCAGGCTTCTGCCACTCCATCCTTTACAACTCCCACATCAGGCCCTAATGCTCCTGCTGGATGGACCTTAGCAACACCAGCGGTTTCCGTTGGTCAGGTGCTTTGGTACATTCAAGGAGAATACAACGGGTCAGGAACATTGACCATCAACGGTGTAGCTCCCAACACTACACGTTGGACAGGTCCTATTGCTGCAAGTGTCTTCCAAGACATCAGGTCTGACAACTGGAACGGCTCTAACCCTCCATCGTTCGGCTCTCCTGGCACTTGGGGTACTACTGGTTACTACATCTCCAGATCCACTGGTACAGCCATCCTAAACAACCTTGGAGCCCGAGGAACAATCCAATCAGGCTCAACTCCTGCCATCAGTGGGACATCAATGACGGGTGCTGGCGCTGTGATTAACAGTAATGGCACTTTTGCTGTTGGTGACTCTGCAAACAACATTACCTACAACGGAACAACCGTAACTCTGAATGGTCAGATTGTTACTTCTGGCAATTTGAATGTTGCAAACTTACAGGCGGTATCTGCCAGCACTGGCAACTTGACTGTTACGGGTACTTTCCAAGCCAACACTGCTGCAATTAGCGGAACCACTATGACGGGTTCTGGTGGAATCTTGTATTCATCTGGAAACTTTGCTTTTGGAAATTCAACTGCAAATATTACATACAATGGATCAGTTGTTTCTATTAACAACTTTTTGAATGCAACAACATCAAATACGAATAATACCAACCCAAATTTATATCCAGCAACAAATACAATTTTGACTTTTGTTCCTGTAATAAATAAATTCATGGTTGCCGGGGCAAGTATTGCAGTAGAAGTTGGCATTCCTTTTTCTGATCCTGCTGTATCTTGTCTTGTTATTGCAAGAATTTCAATTTACGACAAATTTGGCAATCCAGATTTGGCTACTTCAAATTCTTTGTACATTGGTGGGGTCCTATTAACAGGACCAGCATCAACAAAAAGATTGTTTGGATCTGCTGCAAGTTACCATGTTTACTTTGCTTCATCAGCCACATATACACAAGGTGATGCATTTACTGTAAGAGTGGAACTTACCCCGATTTTTGTAGATGCTTCAGGTAATGGAGTAACTCCAAGCAGTCAAAGTTTTAGCTTAATAACAACTTCAATGCTTTACCAAGTAAACGTATGAAATATTTTATTCTTTCAAATCCAAACACAAAAGAAATTGTAGTTAATGGATCTTGCCAAGATGATAATTTGGATTGCCAAAAGCAAGACGGACTTGAATTGTTGGAAGGAAAAGGAACTTCATCAACTCATTATGTTGACAATGGGTTAATTATTGAATATCCATTGGAAATACAAAACAAAAAATCAACACTGCAACCATTTTATTTGAAGTGGTCAAATGAAATATTTGATTGGGTTGACACAAGAAATACTCAAGAAAAATACAATTTTGCTTGTGGTTCTGTAAAAATAAATCGCAATGATTTGTTGTATAAATCTGATTGGACTCAAATTACCAACAATCCGTTAACGCCAGAATTGCAACAGCAATGGGCAGTTTACCGCCAACAATTAAGAGACATCACAGAACAATCTGGGTATCCTTTCAACATCATCTGGCCTACGCCACCACAAGGATAAAATATGGGAATGCAATCAGCTCAGGTCCAATCAGGGACCCAACCTCAAGGCAAGGGGTTTGCACAGCCTGTAAACCCTCCTGCTCAAAGCAATATGCCTCAAGTAATGCGTCAAGATGGGCTTGATCAAAATGCCATTAACGCTGATCCAGCAGGGTTTCAGAGCTGGCAGCAAAGACGACAAGCACAGCAGACACAGCAAATGCAATCATCACAAGGCAAAGGCAGTACCACCAATGCCGCTACTTCTGGTCAACCAACCTATGGTCAACCAAACAACTATCCAAATACTGTTGGTCAGTGGGATAATGCAAGCATTCAACGAACTAACCAGCAACCTATGGGTGGCGGGAAAGGCAAAGGCTAAATATGGGCGGCGGTAAAGGTAGTAGCTCCTCGGCTCCAGTAGTCACAGAAGAACAAAAAGAACTTCTAAGACAACAAACTGGTTTTCTCACAAACACAGCATTTCCTGCTTACCAAAGAACTGTTGGTATGGCAGGTGATGTATACGGCAATGTCAGCCCTGCTGTAAACACTGCTGCTCAAACGGCTATGGATGTCAGTGGACGAGCTGGCGCATTACAAGAAACTGCTGGAACTGGTGCTTTGACCACAGGCATTACTGGTCAAGGCAATCTTGCTGGTTACCAGGAAGGCGCTGGTCGTGGGCTGTTTTCTGGTGGTGCAGGTCAACTTGGCGAAGGTGCTGGTTACCAACGTGATGTTGGTAGGATTCTGGGTGCTCAAGGTGCTAGTCAACTTAATGCACTTTTTTCCCCTCAGTACAAGCAAGAGCAAATTCAAGCTTCTTTGCAACCTGCTCGAGAAGAGATCCGTGAGCAAATGGGTCAACAAGCAGCCATGTTTGGTGGTGCTGGTGGTCTAGGATCTTCCCGTCAAGCATTGGCCTCTCGTAACCTTGCAAGCCTTGGTGAACAGCGTATGGGCTCTGTTGCTGCTCAGACATCTGCTGGTGTTGAAAGCCAACGTCAACGTGCTGCTGAATCATTCTTGGGTGCTGGTCAAACTGCTACTGGTCAAGCACAAAGTGCTTATAGTCAATTGATGGGTGCTGGTGCTGGTGCTCTGGGTCAAGCAGGTAGTTTGTTTGGATCCCTGACAGGTGCTGGTCAATCTGGCCTGTCTGCTGCTCAACAATCGGCTGCTAGTCGTATTGGGTTTGCTGGAGCGCCACAGGATGTGTTGTCCAAATACGCATCTGTTATTTACGGTACACCACAAGCTTCTACAACGCCCAACTTTGCTGGCACACAAGGCCAGAGAACAAGCAGCAAGGGCTTTGGCTTCTAAGGAACAATCATGGCAGCAGAAACACCTTTCGGCGCAAGCTTTGGAGATCCTCGTAGGTACATGGGACAGAGTCCTCTTGCTGAAATTGGCAAGGCTCTAAAAACTGGCGGCATTCTTTATGGTTTGCAAAAGTCTGGAGCTATTGAAGCTTTAGACAAAATGGGAATCAAGTCTGATGGTAAGGGTGGGTTTAATCTCCCAACAACACAACCTGCTGGCGCTGTTCCTCCAACTATGCAGCCAATGGGCACTAGGTCTATTGCTCCTCCGCAACTTGGGGCTGCTCCTCCTGTTGCACCTCCTATGTCTGGGGCTGAAGTAACACCCCTGCCAGACTCTGGACCTTCCAATGTGCAGATCAATACATTTGCTCCACCACCACCAGATGCTGGTCGGCAAATCTTGGAGGGAACATTTCAACCTCAGTCTTCTGTTATTGACGTTACCAATGAAACTGACTTCAATCCATTTGTTCCGGATACAGGGAACCAAGTTGCTTTGACAGGCAATGAGTATCAGCAGACTCCCGGCTTTGGCAGTGGTCAAGATAAAGCTGGCAAACTAATGAAAATTATGGGGATGGGATAAACATCATGCAAGAAACAATGAACCCTCCAGCAGTCACTGCATATCCAAGTGCATTAATTGATGCTGCCCAAATTAAAAATCAAGCCAACCAAGACCTTCAAACAAGGAACGTGGATGGCTTGTTAAGCACCGCAACAAAAATGGGCTCAGGTACTGCTGAAGGCCGAGCCATAGTTGACACAGTTAAAGACATTCAAGACCGTGGCTTTCAATTTAAAACATTGACTGCACCTATTGAGAATGCCAAGACTGACAGTGAGCGTAACCTTGCTGCTGCAAATGCTTTGCGTAACGTGACTGAGCAGCCTTTGTACGGTCAAGCTTTGGTTGCCTTCATGATGGGCAACAAAGAAGCTGCGTTCAACTTGGCAACAGGTGGTCAGGTCAAAACTTCTGTAGAGTTTGCAAAAGACAATGGCAACATTATTGAAGTACGAGCCAATGCTCTTGGTCAACCTCAAAGCTACTTTGACCGTGGCTTGGGCAGACTGCTAACCCCTGAGGAATATTCTCAGCGTGGTGGTAGTGTTACCGACTTTGATCGAACACTTGCAGGTAAAAACCTTGAGCAAAACCGTGGCAAGTACAACCAAGCCTTTAGTGAAGAAAAGGTTGCAAACAGGGCTTTGTTTACAGCGTTTAACGGCATCA